TTTTAAGATTACCCCTAACTCTGGACAGTGTGGCCACGCTACTGCTGACTCGAACAGCGACTCTCGTCTACCTTTGTAGGCGTGGTTGTTGCGGATTCCATTGACTTTCTATGGTCAGGGTCGTACATCTAGTAGAAGTTTCCGCTTTCATCAAAGTCTAAGTCCAACATTTGTTGTTCAAAAGCTTTAACGATAGCTAAACCTCTCTCGATGCTTTCCTTAACTGCCAGTCTATCCTTCCAATCGATATTTGATATATCAATATTGAACGGAGTGTTAGCTACCAGTTCCTGGAGCCCTTGCCATGAATAGTCACCGGATACAGCGCCCAGTGCGCTATCCAAAGCAATTTGTTGTTCAACGAAGTTGAAGTAGTAGGCCCATACTCCTGGAGAGAAAATCTTTAGCAGGTATTCTAACAGCCTGTTGGGCCAACCTTTACCAACCAGTGTACTCTCGAAGTTCTTCAAGAAATACACTACGTTAGCGTCAAGGTTGCTCTGTGCTTTCGCTTTGTCCCATATTATGGTCTGCACAAGTGCAGACTTAATAAGGAACGAAGCAGAAGACGCCGTTCTTTCTGATAGGGAGAAGCACCAAGCTAGGGCATTTGCATAGGTAAGTGTTCCAGTTTGGCTTCCTTTCAATACGAAAGAATTCAGTCCGAAAGCAGCCCATAATGCGTTTCATCTCTGTCCCCGATATTTATCGGGTAGGGATGAAAGGCAAGTTAGTGTCGCTTGTAAATTTTGGATAAGACCAATATCCCACATCGACGATAACAAACTTGCTAGGAAAAATCTATTTCTAACCGTTCTCAGGAGTAATCCTGGGCCGATTGGAGACAGATCCAGACCATTAGGTCCTATCCATCTTTTAGCAAATTCACAGAAGTCTTTCGACTGAAGTGATTTAGCTAGATTGATGTCTACACCAAGCATATTCATTAAACGTAAATATTCACTTGCTACAAGATCGTCGGCGATAACGATGTCATCTCCGAGAACTGCATAAGCTCTGAAATTTGGTTTACCAACGTTTAAAGCAGCACACTGAACAATTATGTGATGCGTCAGGGCTAACATAGCCCAACTCGAATACGCACCCATAGGTTGACCAACTGCATATTGAATTTCTTTCAAAGGAACTCTCTTATTAAGAGATTTCCATTGCCATCTGAGTGAACCTAAAAGATTCATCCATGATGTTCCCATTCCAGGGACAAGTATATTCAAGATCTGCATTTGGATTACTATAGGTAACCTATCCGTAGCTGAACTAAGATCGAAAGAATAGAAAACTTGACCAGGTTCCACCGTATCAACAAGAAGTTTGATAGGCGAGATCTGATTAAATGTTCCATCTTGCGGAATTTTCTTTAGTAGTGCAAGTATCGCCGTATGAAGAGGTTCAAGACAAACTTGGAGCCAATAGTTAGTAATACCAACTATTCGGGCTTTCCCAGCTTGATCATAAACCACACTCAACCGTGCTATGCATAACTTAATAGGATTCCCCACCAGATATAGTAAAACTATAAACGGTGCAGAGAACAAGATTATTAGAAGTACCCAGGCCGTCCACCATATACCATTAGAGACATGGCTTACGTTGAAAACAACGTAGTTCCATAAAACTCTAGGGTAGAAGGCGAACGCTACTGCATCAAGCGAAGCTCCCCAAGTGCTTTTAACAGCATTCGGAGAAGCTTTCTCGATGAGTAGAAGCTTAGGTTTTCTGATAGTTAACATTCCAAGATTTA